AGTGTGTAAATGGCGATGGCTTTTTGAATTCTCAGAGATTGACTAGAGCAGTTCGGATCGGCGCGGGGAACAATGTCCTTGTCATTCAACGCCGCCGTGAGCCGAACCACATCCTGATCGAACGCTGGCGTCTTGTTGGCTCGCCAAATGCTCTTGGGGTCTTTCTTGAACAGCGCCTTGAGAAGTCCGAACTCCTTGCCCTGCGCTTGGTGCATGCGCTTATGAACGGCGTTGAGAACCTTTGTCGCCTGCTCAATCAGCGCGATCGTGGTCCCAACCGGCGCATCTTGCTTTCCCTCGCCAACCGAGGTCTCCGCCGTTCCGCCGACACGCTGTGAGGTTTGCTCAACTTGCTGAATGATCGCCACGAAGCCCGGCGTCACGTCGCGATACGGAAGCGGCATGATCGCGTCTTTGAGCGGCACGCCTTCAACGTCTATCGGGGCGAGCTGTCCCGGCGAAACACGGATGTTGGTCGTCTGCTGCTTGCCAGCAGACCTAGCCACGAGACCGCCAGGGAAATTAGATAGCATACCGTTATCAAGAGCAATGCGCCATGCTGCGGTAAGGGCGCGGGTTGAATTACCAAGAATATGCAGAAGGCCCAAGTTGACGCCTGGAAAAGCAGGAACGAAAACATACTCGACAAAGACTTCTTTTCTCGTGAAACTCTCATCGCCTTCTTCCCACCACCGCCGGATTTCAAGAACCTGACGGCTGTCCTTGTCCATCGTAACACGATAGGGCAAAGCTAATCCAGTTTCACCACCGTCTTCCTTATGCTCGAACCCCCTTAGATCAATCTCGCAATAGCACTCGTAAATCTCTCGGTCCAGTTCCTCTGGCTCAATCGTCGTCTTAGGCGCGACACCGGATATGTTCGAAAGCTTGTTATCTACAGGGTTTTCATCCGAGAGCGTCGATTGTCCGAGCCCAACATCCCGCCAGACCTTAGCGAGCATCATGCGCTTTACGTCGCTCGGCTTCATCCGGCTGCGATGCGTGACGCGACCGCAAGCCTCCAGAGATACCGCACCCTCGGACATAATCAGGTCTTTGCGATCAATCGTATCGCTAACTGGGCGACGCTTGATCGGATGGAAATAGACCTTTTTGTAAGCCTCTCCGCCATGACCGAGGGAAAAGAACATCCGATCCGTGTCGGGATAATATTCAGGCGCTCCCGTCGTCAGATAATGGTTCATATCCTTTTCGAGGGCCATCGCCTCTTCGTCGACTTCCTCGGTTCCGTCACCTTCATTGGCGACCTTCACTGGACCATCGGCGGGGAGCAGCTCGCCACGAGCATTGGCTTGAAAACGAAGGATGGCCTCCAGCAAGAGAGGATGCTTGACGACCGACATACCCTCTTCGCCGGGCTCTGTGCGAGGCTCTTCGAGCTTGATACCGAGAAGATCAATCCCCTTTACAATATCGACAAGGCGCTGATCCTGCCGCCGAATGTCATCGCCAATCAGTCGAAGCAGATTTTCCGCGATGGTAGCCATCTCGCCATCGGCCATGTGCTTGGCGAGGTTTTCATCGTGCTTGTCGGCGTCTGCGGCATTGGTTGGATTTTGGAGCGGCGCGAGGTTTATGCTAACGGTTCCATCTGGCAAATCAATGACGACGACATTGCCCTTCGGATTGATCAGAGAGCCAAGATCGCCGTCGCCATCAAGCGCAACATCTTCCGCGTTCGGGAGATCAGCTTGCGGCTGGACCTGACGAATGGCGCTCGGAACTAATGACATTAAACTATATCTCTTCGATGTGAGGATAGAACCTGATCTTCAACTCATATTCCCGATCTGGAAGAGGAAGCAAGTAAACCTCTAATCGCTTATCATCGAAGAAAATAGCCGTTGGCGTAGCCAATATTTCACCAAATTTAGTACGCATATAGACAAATTGTTCCGCGTCAATATAATTGAGCTTATACCAAATCCTATCTTCATGGTAAATAATAGCAGAAATTAACGTTCCTACTCGCGCTAAAGATTGATCATACAAACACTTCTGACCGCGATTAAATTTCATTATTTATCATCCTTACGATGACGAATGGCGCTCGGAGCTAAAGGCATTATTTCTCGAACCTAATGCCAGCGGCAGCTATTCCAATCATGGCGACCCACGCCTCACGCCACAAAAATCCAATTATCCCAAGTGTCACCAAGACCCCCCAAAAGAATGCGTCTCGCAGCGTAACTCGGAATATAATAACTTCACTCTCTTGACGCAAATCAGCTTGCGGCTGGACTTGACGGATGGCGCTAGGGGCTAGGCTCATTTATTTGCTGCCATTCCGTCTAGCATAATCAATCTTGTCGTCGATGTAGCGATCAACCGAATGACCAACACAGCCCCAAAGGAAGATATAGCAGCAAAACGCTATAACCGGCGAAAGGAAGCTGCAAATCAGAAATAACCAGAAGAACAGGTTAAAAACGCCCTCGAAGCCCGCAGCATACATAATGCCACAAATAATCAGCGCGCATAATGCCCATTTTGCAGCGCCAAACGGCATCGTCTTTCTATCGTTGTCAGGAAGGTCGATCAACTCACCTAAGAACATCGTTTTATTTTTATGATCCATCACAATGCTCCATCGCGTAACGGATCGACTCCGCATGCTGGCCCAATAATTCCCCGCATTTCGTCCAACGGAACATGCTCAATCTTGCTAGGCGTAACTCGGAATAGGATGACAGGGGCTAGGCTCATTTATTGACTGTCCTCGGATAGCTCAACCAAACCATCAGACGATTGAAAGAATATGGAATACGGAACATGCTGGACTTTTGATCCGTATTTAATCACTCCGACGCCGTGGGTGACAGCATCTGCCATACCTTCAGCATACGCTGGATCATTAAACACACGCTCCCAGTCAATCGGATGATCAGAGATAAATTTGGCACACGCAACAGCAACCTTCTCTCTTGGATAGATGGCTTTCATCATTTCCGTTAGATCGCCCGCCATCACTCTGTCTCCACGTCGCGCTCGATGTCAGCAACCATCTGGCGCATCCCGATCTCGGACAGAATGAACTGAATGCGCATCTGAAGCCCCTTATCGTTCGGGGACACTAAAGCGCGGCGCCGGTATTTGTCCGCAAGCGCTTCGAGACGGTCAGTCGGAATGTGGTGGAGATCGACCGAGCTAGGAAACCGATGGCTAGGAAACCGAACTTCCAACTCTTCTCGATCTAGCAGCACTTGATTGAGCATCACTTGCCATCCTTCTTACGCCTGAACCACGTCCGGCGGCTCATGCCGAGCGCTTCCCACGGCTTCGTCGCTGCCAGCGTCTTGTGCCATTCGCTCGCTAGAGGCTTGCGAAACATTCGATTGACAACCGTTGCAGGCGATAACCGTCCGTGGCTCTCCAGTCCATTCGTCGCGCTCGTCGGCAACAGCGTGGAAACTGAAGCTGGAACATCTCGGGCAACAAAGGTCTCCGCTTTCGTGGAACCGATAACGCATCTATGCGCCTTCCCTGAAGGGAACCAAGCGCTGCATTTATCGCAACGCTCTTGTGTCCTGATAGCCATTGACACAGGATGGCACAGCACGGCACGGGATGCAACCCCTAAACATCATAGATCGGTCTAGTCGGGCTCCTATGCATCAACCCACCCGTCAACTCAGCCGCGATCTCGCTCGCCCTGCGGATAAGCCCGGTCTCACGCAAATGCTTCAGCGCCATCGAGGTCGAATCCACGAGATCATCGTGCGCACCCTTGGGAAACACCTCAAACTGATTGATAACGCTATCGGCCCAAGAGCGATCAGGAGCAAAGACAATCCCATTGGAGAACGTAGCCTGCACCGCATAAACCCGCGCCACCTTGTCCGCGTTGCCAGGATTGACGAGCCTCACGCCCCAATCAGACTGACGATTAAGCCTTTGAATCTCTTGAGCAACGCTGATTCCATTGGCCTTCGACTCGATCAGCAACAGGTCGATCTTGAACCGATTGCATGAATGAATGACCCACTCGACGAGGCCCCAGCTTTCCTTGGCGCGCGCCTCATAATCCTTGGTCTGCTCGCCAGGATAGCGCGGAATCTCAGGCCCATGAATGGGAAGGCGTTTCTCCCACGCATTCATCAGCATAACGCAAGGCAACGTGTCGCGGCCATCCTCGACCAGCGAGCGCCCATGCTTCGTTATGAGCCCGCTAGCCTCTCGCCCTGATCGCTGCCAAACTCCCCAAATCGTTAAGGCGCTAGCGTCGTTTTCCTGCTTCTCAGTGTAAGCTGTATCAAGGCTTGCAATGATGTAATCCATTGCTGGGAAAGCATCTTCTCGGTTCATCCCTTGAGAAGCAGCTTCCTCACTGTTCCAAGTCCGCCACCATTCCCGCTTGATTATTCCGCCACCGCGAGGGCTTGGAGTTTGCTGAAACTGACCAGCCGAAGCATAAGGCCCCATGACACGCTTGTCGCGATCAACGACTTCTGCCGGGAACCGCTCTGGAAATAGAAGCTCGCCCTCTTCCTCTCTAGGATCTTGGAAGCCTATGACCGTTTTGAACGGCTTTCGCCATGTCTCGAACTCCATCGGAAGGCAAAGATGCTCATAACCTAATTGTTTACTAACGATAATCCCGGATACATCCTCTTCATGCAACCGCTGCATGATAACGACGATAGCGCTTTCGATTGGGTTATTTACGCGGGTTGGGACAGCTTCCAAGAACCAATCGATCGTCGTCTGGCGCATCGCATCGGATGCCGCACCCTCGACCGAATGAGGATCATCAATGATGACCCTATCACCTCTCGCGCCAGTGATCGATCCTGCCGCGCAAGCCTCGCGAAAACCTGTCGCCGTATTCTCGAACTTTGTCTTAGCGTTTTGATCTGACGTTAGCTTTACTCTATCTCCCCAACGCTTTTGATACCAATCGGATACGATCAAGCGACGCATCTTCGTGCTGTCGCGTATGGCTAGGTTTTGGCTATGAGAAGCGCAGACATACCGCAAATGCGGCATATTCCTTGGCCCCCACTCCCAAGCCGGCCACATAACCGAGACCGTCATTGACTTCATAGTGCCGGGTGGGATGTTCGCGAGCAAGCGATTGAAAAGCTTGCCGTCTACCTCCAAACCGTCTGAAATCGCTTCAAGATGCTCACACAGCGCGTCAATGTGCCAGCCGTGGATGTATTGCTGGCCGGGCTCGATAACATGCCAGGCAGCCTTGATAAACGCGGATAGGCTGTCTTCACACTCGCGCTTTTCAGTGCGAAGTTTCTCCGTCTGTATCGCTGTAGCTAAGAGCTGAAGTCTCTCGCGCGATCCAATTTCGTAGTTCATCGTCGCTCATTCGGTCAAAATCTCCGGGAGCGCCGACTTCCTTACGCTCCACTATCAACCCCTTAACTTTCGCCTTGCCCATTGCTGCGGCTGTAGCGGCTGCTGGCTGGCTTATCGACATTGCAAGCTGTCTGGCTTCCTCTAGCTCGTTAAGCACGCTAGCGACCGTTACTTCGGCTCTAAGAGCCCCCCGCGCTTGGATTTCAGCTATCCGCGCCATGATTTCTTTATTTTGCTTAAACCTACCGGCGTTTCTAGGGTTAGGATTATATCCCGCTGCCTCATAAGCGTCGCCAGCCGTTTTACCCTTCACAATCTCTTGGGCGAAACGCTCATGGCGCGCATTAGGTAGAACTGGCACTTGATCTCCTCATGGCGCGTTCCGCTTCTAGTTCTTGCAGCCTTTGCATAAGCGAGGCGATGATTTCGTCTTGGGATAGCTGGCCGGCGCACATTTCGGCATGAGCCGCGTCGAGCTGTTCGATCTGTCTCGCCATTTGCTCTTGGCGACCGTAGCCTCGTTCGAGGATTTTAAGGCGCTTGGACGTTTCCGCCGACATTTTTCGCCCTGCCGTGCATTTATCGCTTGCATTGTTTCGTGACTTGTCACATAATCAATTCATCGGAACAAGGGAGCACGCAAATGACCGCCAGCCAAATCAAATGGGCAGCCTCGCATGATTGGTTCATCGCCGACTTGGGCAATGGGATGATCCAAGTGAACGACGCCTACACGCTCGACGGCGTTCTTTTCCAAGAAACCATCACCTTCTCAGGCTCTTTCCGCGAGCTTCGTGATTGGGCTGGTTACTAATGCCCCGCCAGCCAGCTACCAAGCGCCCTGCCAATCCTAGCGAGAGACAAGCGCTCTCGCGGGAAAGGCTGAAACAGGCGGGAGGGCGGGTTATAACAATCCGCCTGAGCGCCAATGACGCCAAAGACCTAGACGCCATAAAAGATAGGTTTCAGATGACGACGGCCGAGGCGATTGTATATGCGATCCAGAAGAGGAAGCGGAAGTTATGAGATTGGCTTTCGAGCGGGCGGAGCTTGAACCGGTCCGCGCTTGAGCGCTTCACGGACCACCGCTGTTCTTAGGCTTCCGCAAACACAAATGCGCCGCTCGAAACCGTTGCCATTTCTAGCAAATCTCAAGATTGGCTCAAAGACAATTATCTATTAAGCCTCATATCGCATTAGCATGGGCTAAACAGAGCGTCAAGCGTCTTTTTGGAATGGGTGCGCTTTTCCGTCAATTCTCCCGAGGTGCGTCGCCAGCGCCATCATACAGGATATGATAACTTCGTCGTAATCCTTTGTTGTGTCGATGTTCTCAAGGCAAAGCCACCTAAATGGACCGATCCCATATCGGCTTGAATGGATCATCGCGTGCTCCATCTCCATGATGTTCCGTTCCCATTTCCGAACGGTCGCATCCAACGGTCCCAATCCGCCGCCGCCCTCGATCCGGTCAATGATTGGAGCGCCCCACGCGGCCCGCCATCGGCGCTTGGTCTCGCGATAATGCTCCGATGCATCTTTGAGTTCGCTCCGCAGCTTTCTGTTGCGGCGGAAGAACCGGCCCAAGGCATCTTCGCAATTCTGGTCACGGCTTCCAAGACGATGCGGCTGATCCAAGACTGTCCTCATCTCGATTTCTTCCATGCGCTTCGCAAATCCCTCGCGGTCCGCCTTGCTGGGAAGGCGAAGGCGCCCGTTTGGCTGGCGAAGTCCCGGCTTGCGCTTGCGTTGCGGAGTGGCCATCGATCGATCAATCCTTGCTCTTGGTTTCGGCGCTTGGTCATTTTAGACTCTCGTCTATCATGGCTTTCCACCAGTCCGCCCGCGTCATTCCTTGATGGTAACTCACGGTATCAGGATCAAATGTCGGTTCGCGCATGGCAGCGATAGCCGCGCGGGCTTCGTCTCGAAACTGATCACGGTGACGCGTCTCTAGGTCATACCATCTCAGGAACGTCCTATCTCCTGGATTGTCCGATGGTGCCGCACTAAACGGTGAAACACCATAAATCTCCCGCGCGACACGCTCAATCATCTGTTTGCTCATGGTCATGCATCCTCCCGGATGATAATCTTCCACGACGACCTCGCGCGGTGTTTCTCCAGCTAGCCCAGCCCGGATATCCTTCACAAGCTTCGGGATGTCGCTGTCGTAAACCACAAAAACCTTTTGTGGGCTTTCCGGCCTAGCGCTGATCATGTTGGCGAGGGCGGTGAGTAGACTTCTCTCGATTAAGTCGGTCATGATGGCTGCGCCTCTGTTGCCAAAATCGCATTGTATTCGTACACCGTCGTCACCGCTTCGATGCAAACGCCGATACATTCCCAGCAAATTGCCACTCCTGGAGATGACGGAGGCGCGGTAATGTCGTAGAATCCGAGAAAGTGATTTGGCCTATTGGACTTTTTGATGATCATCGGCCAGCCCTCCTATCTTTCGGCGCATAGAAGCGCCCCGACGCCAGCATCCCAGCCGACGCCTTCGGCCGTTCGACCGCTTGCTTTTCAGCCAGCTCCTTGGCCCTTTTCTCGCGTTCCTTGCGCATTGACCAACCGCCGCGATCCATGTAATCCCGGTTCTGCTGAGCGCGATATTCGGCGTAACCGGGGTCGATTTCCTTGCGGACCAAATGCACGCCAACATCCAGTTCCACCGCAATCGATTTCCACGAATTCCCTCTTCGTTGCAATGCCCTCGCGCGGTCCACCCATGATGGAGGTGGCATGTCGGCACCACGAACAATCTCGATATTGATCTTATAGCGGCGGAATGTCTTGGAAACGACGTTCTCGGACTTTCCAAGGATGGCGGCAATCTGCTTGTAGGTCTTGCCGTCTAGGCGCATTTGCTTGGCGGTCTGGAGCCAGTCTGGTCTGGTGACGGTCATGTGAACTCCGGGTTTTTGGCAGTCATCGTCTCGCCAACTTCGGTTAGCCATCGTTTGATTCTAGAATTTTCGTTTGGCGGGTCGCCCCATTGCGGTGCCCACGATTGCGGGTTTTCTCGCCATTTTTCGACGGCTCTGCGAAGGTTGTTTTCCGGCATCGGATACATGCTTCCGATCTCGATTTTCCGCCCAACGTCTGGCGGTTTTTGCGGGCGTTTCGCGAACGCCTCGGCTATTGCCTTGTCGAACCATCGCAAACCCTTATCCTTGGCCGCCGGGAGTTTCGACCTGACGACCGAAAGGCACAGATCCGCCGGGAATCCTTGGGAAAGCCAGACAGCAACCTCGCCCGTTTGGGGCGGGATACCCGCTCCGGCTGCCAGATAAGCGTCGCAAATCGCCACCCGGAGTTTCATTTCCTCGGTTTCAACTTTCGGCGCGCGAACTTCCTTCTTGCTTTCTTTCTTTTCTGGTTCTGGTTCTAAGACGCGCGCGCGAGGTATTACGTTCGATGATACGTTCGTATCTGACTTACCCCACCGTCCACTAACCGATTTTTTTGCTGATTTAGATTTATCTTCAATACGTTGCAGATCTTTTTCAACTCTTTTATGGAACCAATCATCATCGATAATGTAGAAAAAATGTTGGATAAAAGGTCGTATTTTTCTTTGAAAAACTATGCGATTTATCCGCAGAATGTGTGGGATTTTGTCTTCTTTCAGAGATTTTCCGCTGTTAAAATATTCCATTATCAACAGCAAATATGCCCCGTGCTGCTCTAGGTTAAGCGACGCCGTATCGCGTGCGTAATCTCCTGGATTAAATTGCATGCAAATTCTGCCCATCAGCGGTCTCTCCCTGATATGAAACTCGCCGCCGGGTCACAAAACAGCTTGACCATCTTCGTCGGCCCGGTCCGCACCTTGGCGCAAATCACGTCGAGGTCATTCTTGATTGTCTCTAAATGTTCGATCGCCACAGGGTCGTTGGCGATATATTCCGGCGAGCGCACGGCGTAATAGGCTTCCCGATAAAGGAAATTAACTACATCGGCGCATTGCTCAATATCGCCTGAGTTGCGGAGGTCTTGCAGTTGCGGGCGCCGGTCATTCGCGGCGCGGCCTTCGACCTGTCGATTGAGCTGGCAGAACAGATGGATTTGAACCTTCTCGCGCCGGGCCAGCGCCTTCAACCCGGTCATGATCTCGAAAATCTCTTGAACGCGGTTGCCGGAATAGCGGTCAGTCGCGTCGAGATAGTCGAGATGGTCGATCATGACGACGGCGAGGCGGATGTCTCTCGCGGCGAGGCGGGACTTGACCTGTTTTATACGGGTGCCAAGACGCGCAAGGGTGATGCGTTCGGAATCATCGATGACAAGGGGAAGGTCTCGGAGCTTCTGCCAAGCCATTGAGACGCGGGCGCGGTCAGTTTCGCTCGGCAAATCCCGATCAAGGATTCGGGAGAAGAAAACCGCATTCGATGAGGAATAAGCCAAATCCGCGAGATGGCGAGAAACGGCTTGATCTTTACCGTTTTCGAGTGGGAACTCCAAAATCCCAAGTCCGGTCTGTGCGATTCGCCTAGACGAAGCTGTCGCGAATATGCTCTTGCCCGCGCCAGGACGCCCTGCCGTAACGACAACTTCGCCAGGGCGGTATCTCGTAACTTTGTCGAGCGGAGCGAATCCGGTCGTGAAGGTCTCGAAACGAAGCTCACCAGCTTGAACCCGGTCGATCTCATCGACAATCCCTTCCGCAATGTCTCCGGCCCATGCCACAGTCGATCTATCGTCGGAATCGAGTATCGGGCGCGTAGCCTCGGAAAACCAATCCAGCGCCTTCGCTGGGCTTTTCGTGATCGGCATATTCCGAGCTGACGCGCACAGATCATTTGATGCGGCTATGATGGCGCGGCGATGCGCGAGGTCGCGCACGACGGTTGCATAGTCAGGCGCGTTGATGATCGGCGGCGCTTCGGCACAAAGATGCGCGAGATATGACCGCATGTTCTGGCCTTCCGGCATTTGAACATGCGCGAATGCGTCCTTCAACGTGACGACGTTCGCTACCTTTCCGGCGGCAACAGCATCGGTTATCGCTTGATAGACCGCGCCGTGAACTGGATCGGCGAAATGCTCGACATGCAGAATGCCCGTGACGTGCGCGACCGCCTCGTTTCGCATGAGGCAAGCGCCCAAGACGGCTTGCTCGGCTTCGAGATTGCAAGGGCCTAAATCTGATGGCGGGATGCTATTTTGTGCGGTCATCGTTCCCCGCGCTAGGCTTGAGACTGGCCAGAACGCGGGCGACAACGCTATCTAAACGCTCGAACGTATCGGGCGCGTCTTCGTCTTCAGGCGGGATTTCCTTCGACTTCAAATCGTCGAGGATTGCTTGCTGTTCGTAAAATCGCATGAGGTCGTTCATCTCTCACCCCTCCCGCTTGGTAGCGGAACGGGCGCGGATCAGCGAAGCCATATGCTTTCCTGGGTAGTCTCCCGTGCCGCCATACCAAAGCGTTGTCTCGCAGACCTTCGCGCATTCCTCGCGCTCTTTGGTTACGGCTTCGGCAATCGCATCGCCCTCAAGTTTTTCGACGATTCGGTCAGCAAACTCTCGCCTGAGAGGAGAGAACTGTTCGCCACGCAAAACTTTTTCTGCCACAAATGAAATTGATGGATTCCGTTTATCGACGCTCTTCTTCTTTATCCAAGTTAGCGCCACCTCCAACGCTTCGATTCTGGCTTTCATGGCGCGAGCGGTGGAGATATGGCGAGGAGATTCGACCATGCTGCCGACTTGGCCAAGGTAGTCGATCAGCGCTTCAACATCTTCCTGCTTTAGATCGGGGCGCGTCGCGTCAGACATCCGAATTCTCCTTTACGGGGAGAGCGGCGCGGGCGCGGATAGCTTCAGCTAGAGATACCGCAACCTCTCGTTTTTGGGCGTAAATGTAAGATATTGTTCCAAACCCTAGATTGTTAGACGCTTGCGCATACGCGGTAACGTGATCGTCTGCTAGCCTCGCGCAAGCCTCTCGCTCTTCCGTGACCGCCTGATTTATTTTTCCCTGAATGAAGGCGTCTAGGCCGGGAAGGCCAACAAAATCTTGCGGCATTTTTCAAACCCATGTCTATCGCTAGCGATACTCAGTGAACAAAAACGCAACTTATCCACAAGCTAAGCTGTTGAGAAATAAGTATATTCCACAAATTGACGAATGCACAAAATGGCGCAACCATTCGCTCGATGGCGACGAACTGCCACCAAGCTAAATGTTGCGTTAGCGTAACGATTGCTGTATACAAAAGACATACGCACTGATCCTGCGTGTGGGTTAGCGATGGTCTCCATAACCTCGCTACCAATTGGGCGGGGATGACTATCAATCGTCTCCGCCCCTCTTTCTTCAATGTCGCTTATTCTTGGCCGCTCGTCAATATGGAAACGGTCATGAATGCGAGGCTTTCAAGATCGCTGCCTAGCGTCTCATTTGACGCTTGCGCTTCCGCCTTAGCGAGCTGATAGCCTGATTCATCGAAGAAGCGGAAAAACCAAGTTAGATCTTCCGATCGCGTGTGGCCAAGGCGGTTTGGAAACCGGCGTTCGTACGCCGCTCGCAAGCGCTCCTTGTCTAGACCTTGGCTAACGAGAATGCGGAGTATCTCTGTTTCGCTCATCCCGCTGCATCCTTTTGAGTGATGGAGAACAAATCAGATTGAGCAGGAGCGTCCTCCGGCTCGTCAGGATCGTCCCGCCTAGCGCGCACCTCCGCCGCCCATTTGAATAGGCTGGCTGCCTTCTCAGGAATTCCGTCACGCTCGCATTCACGGGCGCTCCGCTCGATGCCATCGGCCATATAGTCGCACATCTCTCTATTGGTGAAGCGCGTCATTCCGCAGCCTCCATCATTTTTATCAAAACAGACTGCTTCGCTTTTTCTTCTTCCTTCCGCTCCTTCGCAATAACTTTGTAGCGCTGATAAGCATCACTCTTAGGCTGCGTGAAACCCAATCCCTTGCACCAATAATCGTTTCTCAAAAGCGTCTTGCACATACGCCTCCAGGATGGAGCCCAGCTATTCGCCTCTAGCTCTGGCGGGCTAGCGTCTGGAATAGTTACATATCCTCTTCGGCGCCAGCCGACGATAAACTTTTTGAACCGTGTTACATAATGCGCCCTCGTTTTGTCAGGCATCGTTCTAAGCAGAAGATTACAAAAAGACTTCCATGTGTGACCCGGCGGCAGGGATATTTTGTTATACCCCATTATGTTACCACTCTCTTCGACATACAGAGCGCCGTAATTTGCCCCGTTGACACGAGCAATTAGCTTGCTCCATGTTTCCGGCTCAAGGATATGGAACAAATGCAATCCTCGTCGCTGATCGTCCCCAAAGGGCTGGCAAAGACGCTGCTGACTTAGCTTCACACCGGCGAGCTGCATAAGATCGTAAATTCGATTGTGAGGCTTGTCTGGATACTGCCCATGGAAGCGCCAGATATCCTCTGTGAGCCAATCATAAATCGGATAGACATTATACGTCTCAGCGACGATTTTCGTTGTCCATCGTCGCTTCTCGATCATTAGATCGCGCTTCTCCCAGGTAGCTATCGCGCAATACCGATGCAAACTCTCTTGAGCGCGAATGCCGATAAAGCCTCCAGTTTTCTTTCCTTGTCCATACCATTTTCCGAAAAGGACGATGAACTCCTCGAACTCCATGCCGGGAACAGCGAAGGGATAATCCTTTTCCGTTTTGCAGCCCCTTGGCTTATGGCGAACCCAAAAATCTTCTTTCTCAGGCTCCCAGCATGTCCATCGCGGCTCGTAGTTCGTGACTGCGTTGCGTAGTAGCATAGGTATGCAAATCCAATGCATGTCGATGTTATCGCGATACATCTCTACCATCTCATGGACATGCTTTATCGTGTTCGCATACTGCGCCTCGAAGTCAATAAACATGACGCCGACGATCTGATTGCGCTTGATCGCTTCTTCCATGACAAGGTGCATCATGACGCTGCTGTCCTTGCCGCCGGAGAAGGCGACATAGACGCGCTCCACGCTATCAAACGTGAGCCTAATCCGCTCGCGAGCGGCTTCCAGAACATCGATGGGAAGATAATGTTTTTTTGCCATTAGTAGATATCCGATTGGCGCTCATAGGAATAAGCTTCTTCCATCGTCACGATGGGGCGCTGATTAGCCTCAAGCCATTTGTTGAGGTAAACCAAAGCGCACTCGTTCGCCTCTTTTTGCTGAACCTCTGACAGCCTAAAGAAGCCTCCGCGATACATCGACGGCACACCCATATCGTAACAGGCCGCAGCTTGCCCAAGCCACGCGATCCGGTTCATGGAAACATTCGTTAGATAGTGCTCACAGGAATGCGTCCATTCCGTTATGACGCGCTCCAATGCGTCGCTAAAGCGCGGAATGTTAGCGAGGAACCGTGCGTAATCTTCCTCACACTCATCCTTCGTCATTCCTGGCATTGAGGTCTTGTAAAACCCGGCCTTGTAGCATTCCCACTTATCGAACGAGTGGAACACTCGGCCTTCATCGCTCGTGTTGACCGTGCGAGTTGCCTTCACAAGGCTTTCTTCGTATGTCTCTACATCATCGGTAAGTTCAATGAAATCAGCCTCAGTTATCTCGCCTTCAATGTCCCAGGCGTTGCTGAATTGCTGATCTGTGAATATTTCCGCTAGACCTGCGATCTGGCGCAGCCTCAAAATTTCATCGCGATCCATGCCGAGATTTTTAGCGATCTTGTCATCGGACCAATTGCGCTTGGTTAGTTCAATAACAATATCCGACATCGCTTCGACTTTGTGCTTCCCGCGCGCTCGATTATGGCGGATCGTTGAAGCAATCCGGTCACTGCGATCACACTGCTCGAAACGAATTTGCACAACAGGAAGATAACCGTGAACGCGCTTGCGAACATCCTCGCATTCTTTGCCGACGCGGTTTCTGTGAAACCCATCGATGACGATAATGTCGTCTTCTTCCCTGTTCGTCACGATCGGCTGTGTATAACCATCCGCCATGATAGAGACGCGGAGAAGTTCCATTTCGGGGGGCGCGACGCTGTTAGGGTTATAGTCGTTAGCTTGGACGGTCTCAGCCGGAACCCACTTCACAAAATCAACCGGCTCATCGCGGAACGGCGACACTTCGTGCAGACGTTGGCGGATTGAGTTTATAGCCAGAACGGCATCTTCGACTGGAAGACCGCTAAGACACTTTATCAATTCGTTTATTTCAGACGTAAGTTGAAGAGCTTTCACAAAGCCATCTTGCAGCGCAAGAGACATTTGGTTATTGTCAGACATGGTTGTCGCGCTCCTATCGCGGTAATCGCCCCGTGTCGCCGCAAACGATGCGGGGCTTATTTTTATGACGTTATGTTCGCTCTCAGTCAACGCTATTCTCGCGTTATTCCACCCGCTAGAGCGCCGCGTATGGTCTCTTTATTGTCACGGCAGAATTCTAGCGTGCGTATGGCCTCAAGCAGTCCAGGCTGTAGCAAATAGAACTCGGACTGCTTCAATTTATTTCCACGATGCAGCACGTCTAGAATAATCCGCATGTCGCGAATTTGTTTTTCGATGGTAACGCGTTGGCTCATGCGCCACTTCCTTTCGCGAACCTAATCGCCCGCAGCGCGGATTCCTTCGCCACATGACCCGGCGCGAATTCGATAAACCGCTCGCCGTCGCGCTCTTCGATGACCCGCGAACAATGTTGCGGCCCAAGCGTTGACCGTCGCGCGGCCAAATCGTCACGCACGCTGCGGATAACCTCATTCATGCGGGCATGGCGAAGCTGTCCAATGAATTGCTCGCGGATTTCCTCGTCCGTTTTTCCTTCCATGACCAAGCTACGGACGCGATTCCTAAAGGGGGAGTAGCCGCTCATGCCGCTTGCCTCTTGGATAATCCCAGTATCCCTTTCGTGGCTCGGCGCTCGCTTTGGGTTCCGGGGCCGTAAGCGATGCCCATATGGCAGTCGCAATATGTTCTCCCCACCAAAGTTGTCTCGCCACAGAACATGAAATCATCTTTCAGCGGGTCGCCTAGAGGAAACCTACACGATGATGGCCGCAACGCCATGATCGCCTCCGGGGCACCCGCGAAGAGCGGCTTTAATTCAAGCGTTTCGTCACCAAACACCAACTCGACGCGATGCGAGACTTGCGGTTTTGGCATGGGAACCTCCGGCTTGGGGATAGGAGCGGCTTTTGGCTTTGGTGTTTCCTTGGGCTTCTTTGGGCGACTGTTGCTGGGCGCGCTAGACCGGATATCGAGCCGACGGCTGCGGCCAATGCAGGCGTTTCTCGTGCATCCAATTTTCTCGGCAGCTTCTCTCGCGCTCTTGCCATCAGCGAGTAATATACGCAGTTCCGCGTCGCGCTGTTCGGTCCAAAAACTCACGGCATCATTCTTGGGTTTTTCCTTGGGCGAATCCGATCGCGGCCAAATCCG